ATCTCCTCCTTTTTTATATTGTTCAATAGTTTCATTTATAATACTAAAAGCTTTATCTAAACCTTGTCCATATCCATAGACACGTTTAAATTCCGATATATTATCTACACCTTTATTTAATAAATTTTGTGATAATTCTTGTTTATGATCTTTTATTTTTTTTTTGATCGCTTGGATCAGTCGTTCCATTATTTCCTTTTCTAAAAAAATTTAATGTTTCATCAAAGTTTTTTTTTAATGTATTTGAAGCAATAGCAAATAAATGTGGTTTAACTGTTTTAATAGAAATGTTTTTATTTTCTAAAAACTTTTTTGCTTGTCTTATTACTTCTGGTTTTGCAGCCATTAATCTTTTTTCTTATCTTCCCTTGCAACTTTACTTGCAACCTCTACTATCTTCGCTTTAGATTCAGCATCTTTTCTCATGTTTTGTTTTTCACTTTCTTTTACACCTTGCATAAATCTAGCTTTTCTAATATTTAATTCTTCAGCTTTAAGTTGTAGTTGAGCTTGATCTTTTTGTGTTTCTAATTGTTGTTTTTGTTCTTCTTCATTAGGTGGCATACTACCCATTAATTGTTGCGCAGCTTGTGCAGCAGTTGCTGCTATTCTATTTTCTTCTTCTATACTTATTTCTTTTGATGGTTCATCATCAAATTCTCTGTTAAAATCACCTGAAGAAATAGGATTACCCGGTGGTACTTGAGCTTGCATTTGTTGTTGATATAAAAATGCCATGTGTTGACCTATGTGAGCTAACATTGCTGGATAAAGTCTTTCTTTAGCTTCAGGGTTTCCACCAAATCTAGGATCATTAATAAATTGTGAATGTACTTGTATATGAGCTTGATGATCTTGATCTTCAAATACTTGAATTGGTTTACCATTAAGTAAAGCCATATTTTCTGACACTGGATCACGTCTAGGTGTATCTTCATCTTCTATTATTAAGTCCATATAATCAGGTATATTGAGAGCTTGTAAAAATCTTCTTGTTGCTTCTTTGACATCTATAATATCAGGTGAAGCTTGTGCTAATTGCATACCAGTTTGAGCTAAAGCAATTCTTTGAGCTTGTGAAAAAATATTAGGATCAGAAACTGGAACTACACTAATAGAAGCTGTAAAATCTTTTCTTCTAATTTTTTTATTTTCGCCTATAACTTCAAAAGAATATTCATCATCTAAATATTCTCCATTTAATTCATAAATTAATTTAAATTCTCTACCTTGCGCTTGATGAATTCTTTTATGTATTGCTGAATATACTTTAGAGCCTTGTTCTATTAAAGCAATAGTAGTACCAACTGGACCTGACCCTGCAGAATCACCAATCATTGCATCTGCTATTGATGCAAAACGTCTCCCGGACTCAGTTAAAACACCTAATAGTTGTAAGAGAGTAGGCGATGGTTCTTTGAAAGGGAGAGGGATAAAACTCTTTCGTAGATCATCACCATAAGCTTCAACTTCAACCCATTCACCAGGAGAGACAGTAATATCTCCACCTTCTATTCTTGCTCCTTTAGCTCTAAATCCTCCATTGAGGTTGGCAAAGGCAGCTGAATCTAGTAGTGCTCTTAAAGCACCAGTGCTAGCATGTTGAAGTCCGCCGATCATTTGAATAAGGCCGAAGCCATAAAAGCCCAAGCCCGGAAGATATTTATAATGTATAAAATAAGTTCTTTTTCTTCTTAATGAATCTTCTTCTTTCCAATTACGTCTTATAGATAAAACTCTTTGTGAATCTAAATCTATTGTAACAATATAAGGTAAAGCTAATTCGTTTTTATCTTCGCCTAAATCTAAATTAGTATGTACTTCTAATACAGTGTGTATTTTATCTGCCATACTAGGTGTCATTCCTTCTAATCTTTGTAAAGTTTGGTCAACCATATCTCCATCATTAGAACCTGGAGTTGATTCTGCTTTACTTAATGGAATATCTTTATAATAACCAGATACTTGATGTTTTCTAATATCGTTTCTAGTTAGTTTCATTACTTGAGTATATCTTTCTGCTGTTTCTAAATCTGTATTCTCCATTGATATTACAAATTCTTCTGCTGGTACAAATTTTGAACAAATTCTATCTAAAGTATTATCGAAATAAACTTTTTTAAAAGCACTACCCGCAAGTGCTAAATAAAATAACATTTGATCTAATTCGTTAAAATAATCTGGTATCTCTTGTGTAATTTGAAAGTTCATAAAATCTTGAACTCTTTGAGATTGATCTAATTTTTTATCTGTAACTTTTCCTATGACTTGAGTTTTAACTGGACCACCAGCAGGAAAAATTTCAGCAATAGCTCTAGCTTGAAACTGTGTTGCTGCTTCTGCAAGTAACGGATGATGAACACCTGAAGCTCCCGGGAAAGGGTCTTGTCTATCTTCAACAACTACACCTAACATTCTTAAACCTTTTGAATATTGGTCTTCCCAATTTTTACGAGAGCTTTTATCATCTTCATAAGCTCGGACTAATTCTTTTCCTATAAGATTGATTTCTTGTTCAGGTAATTCTTCAGCTAAATTAGAATAATGATTACTTTCAAAAGCTTCTTCTTCTTTTTCAGTTTGGTCCTGATCAATATCTACATTTACTTTTTGACCATCTTCATTAGTAAATTGTAGTTTTTTTTTATCTAATTCAACTTCCATTATTTAACTTTTTGCAGTTTTAGCAGATGCTTTTAAAGCTTTAGCAGAAACAGTACCTTTACCTGGTCTGCTTGTGCCTGCTTTTTTTCTTTTGTTCATATTGTAATACAAACCTTTTTTAGCAACTCTGCCGCTTTTAGTTTTGTGATAACCTTTTTTCATAAGTTTTCCAAAGCCTTCTCTGTTAATCACTTACTATTTTTTTTTAAAACCGTAAGTGCCTTTTGGTTTACGTGTAGCTTTTGCTACTTTTCTTCGACCAGCCATAGACATTTTTTTACTAGATTTTTTTCCTCTAGTCATTCCTAGCTGTTCATCTTTTCTTGCATTATATCCTTGTTTTTTCATAGCAGTATACCTCCTGGTTCATACCATACTTTCCTAATTAGAGATATAAAACAAAAATTTAGATTATTCTAGTATTAATTTCTTAATACTTTTACTATTATCTATGTTTAATTCTAATTCTGCCATTGACTTGATGCATTGGTATTCAATGTTATTATTCTTATTTGTTCTGGTTGCAACTCTTTTGCCTTTAAGGCAATCGGACATAGATGTTTGAATTCTGTGTTCTTTAATCTCTCCATTAACAATCATAAGAAGTGCTATAATTAACTCTGTCATTAGTGCGCTTTATTACCGTTTGCTCTTACTTTATCTTTTAAATCTTCTACATCAGCTAATGTTTTTTCTAATTGAGCTTTTAGAAATTCTATATTAACTTTATTAGTCATGTTTTGTTCTTGAGTTATTTCTAATTTTTCTGTAGTTTTATATAAATCTTCTATCAACATGTATTGTTCTTGGTCTGTAGGAAGTTGTTCTGATTTTTTAAGTAAATCAGCTTGAAACAATTCTCTAGAAGTTTCTAAACTTGTTAATCTTGATGTAACTTCTGTATATGCAAAAACACCCATAGCAACACCTGCTACTATTGCTAACATATTTTTCATAGGCATACTTATTGATGTGTTTTCGGATATTTTCATATAGGTCCCATACAAAAAGCTAAAAATAAAAAACCTAAAATTAAAATACCTGTAAAATAATAGTTCATATTAATACTCATAAATTAGGTTTTTCCTTTTTTTGAATAAATAATATATAACAAAAGTTACTAGGCGTCTAGCACTTCCATCTACGTCTAGCTTGTCTTATTCTAGAATTAGGGTCATTTCTTGTTTTAGCAGAGCTTCTTTTTAATTGACCTGCTGATCTTGCGCAATAAGATTTTCTTCTTTTGGCTGCTTTACTACCTGGTTTAACTTTACCAGTAACTGCAGTTTTTAATTTAGAACCAGGATTAGCTCGTCTATATGCAGCAACACCTTTACGTGTCATTCCAGCTCCTGATTTAGTCTTTCTATAATTACCACCTTTTCCAGTAGTCTTTCTTATAGAAGCCTCTCTACGTCTTTTAGGTCTGATTCTAGTTCTAGCCATATGGATTTAATCCTTCTTGTGCATCAAGTAATCCTGTACTATAACCCATTGTTTGTGGCTGTTGTTGATTTTTTTTATCCTCAAGTCTAAGTCCTGTTGTTTGATTTTTTCTATCCTGAGGCATAAGTATAGGTTCTGTTGGTTGAGGAGCATCGTAAGTCATATAATCTATTATAGGTTGTTCTTGAAAATTACTTAAAGCACTTCCTAAAAAATTCATAGGTGGCATAGCTTGTGCTTGTGTATTAGTTTGTGCAGCTACGTTTTGAGAAAAGAAATTATTAAAGTTTGTTATATCTTGAGAAATAGTTGTATCAAAATTAACTGGAGTACTTGGTTTATCAAAATCCCATTGAAACATATTATCTACCTTGTCCTTTATAACGTGTTTGTTTTTTTTGACGTTTCTCTTGTTTGTTTTTATTTTTCTTGTGTGCTCCAGGTCCTCGTTTTTTTGGCTTATCTCTTGGTATGAAGTGTGTAAACTTCTGCTTGGCCATTAATCTTTATTCTTTTTTTTATTAATATCTATTTTAATAATTTTAGCAGATTTTTTTTTTATAATATCGGCTGCAGAAGTATAATCTTTTGCTTTACCTTTATAAAGTAATCCACCTTTATAAGAACTAGATACATTAGCATCAACTGTTTTACCTTCATCATCAAAAGTTTTTTCTTCTTTAGTTGCTACAAAATCATCATCTCTATTTTTTGACATATTTTTTTACCTTTTTCTTTTTCTTTTTTCTTAATAGAGCAAAATCTATACTAGATAGTTTACCATCTTTATTTTTATCTAGTTTTTTTCTTTTTCCTTTTAACATTCTTTTTAACCTTTCACTTTGGCTTCATCTCTGTTTTTAGCTTTTTTATAATTATTGAAATCTTTTTTTAAACTTTTAACAGCAGCTTGAACATTTTTAGCAAAAGAATTAGAACCAGATTCTGATGCATCGCCTTTAACAGCACCTGATAATTTATCTAAATCTTTATTAGATGCTGGTACTAAATCTTTATCTGCCATGATTAACCTCTTTTAATTTTTTTTATAAAAGCCATGTTGTCACCATGAAAATCAGAATTGCCTTTAGTCTTATCTTGAATAGTATTTGCAGCAGATGGATCTTGATGAGGCGGATGAGCTTGTGGCCCAAAACCTGCAGCAGCTCCACTTGAATTATATTGAACAGCTGTTTTAGTTGTCATTTGTGTTTTAGTCATTAATATATTCCTCCAGTTATTTTTATACTTCCAACAAAATTTTCCATTTCGTTTTCTCGTCTTGTTTGTTCTTTTACTACTTCGTCACCTGGATCTTGCATAGCTTTTTTAATCATAGCAGCTGGCTCGATAGCAGATGGAAACTTTTCATAAAATCTTGCATTAGATTTTTTAACATCTTCAACTGAATAGTTTTTAGTGTTATGATTACTAATCGCTTGCTTTGTAAATGGGTTACTCATTTAAGTCCTCCGTTGTACTTAATTTTCTATTTAGTATACCTTGAAAACACGACTGTGTAAAGGTCGGAAGTAACATTTCGCTAATAGGTGATTTATTATGGCCAGTAGACCACGAAAGACAAGGTACTCCTTTCTCGTCCCATGCTACTAGAGCATATCCTTTAATATCTACTTTTTCACTTATCTTGATACATGCATCATGAAAAGCTGTTATTACTTCTTGATCTTGAATTTCTTCTACTTCTTTAGTAGTAGGTGGCTTTTGTTTTATAGGTCTATACCTATCAAGAGTAATAATGTTTGTCTTTTTTAATGTATCTTTCTTGTTCATAATCTTCATCATCCGGGTCATCAGGGTGCGTTACTAAAAAGCCATCACGAATACGCAATAAAGCTTGAATACAAGTATCGTGTATATCATCATGTTTTCCATATGGAAAAGAACCTGATTCATCTATTACACTTTTAGTCCAATCTTCGTCCATTGTAAAGACTAACCCGCCTTCAAACATTGGAGCTACAGAGTGAGTTCTAGAAACTTTATCTCTTTCTGGATTATAAGTAACTACAGGAACTCCTGATCTACGCATATCTTGTATTAAACTTTGGCCAGAAGCTCGTTGTTCTATAAGTACTTGATCGGGTCTCCATTCTTCATAACTATCTTGTGCACGTTTTCTTAAATCTGGATACTCTAATCTTTCTTTCCATGCGTCTAATAATATTGCTGCAGCGTAAGGTCTATTACTTTCGTCACGAGCATTAAATACTCCCCACGTTGTACATGCAGAGAAGTCAGCAGAAGCTTTTGTAGAGAATGCAGTATCATAAGATTGAACTACATACGATAGTGTAGGGATTTTATCTTCTTCATATATATTCCACCATTCTCTTTTAATAATAGATCCTTCATCATTGCTAGGTTGCTGTTGATAAAGAGCTTGCCATACACGTTGACCTACTGTATCTTTTATTTTTTCTAAATCTTCTTTCGAATAAGCTTCAGGCCATAACGCATTACCTTTATTATCTATCGCTGGTAAATCTAAAACTTTCCAATCTTCTTTACTCTCTGCTAGTATGTGACCAGCTAAATCGTCTTGGTGCCATCGTGTTTGAATTATAATTACTTTACCACCTGGTTGAAGTCTAGTGTAAGCTACAGACTTATACCATTCTACTAAATTTCTTCGTTGTGTTTCTGACTCTGCGTCCTCTCTACCTTTAATCGGGTCATCTATAATTAATAGATGTGCACCTCTACCAGTAATAGCTCCACCTGCACCTACAGCAGAATAAGTTCCACCTTGCATTGTATGAAATCGTTT